ATCGATCAGTTTGACAGCATCGCTGAGTACATTCGAAGCATGGATTACCTCATGCCTATGTGTGCTAAAGGACTTTTACAAACTTTTAAGGGGTTTAAACACGTTAAATCCTACGATACTCGCGAAATGTTGACTATATATGTAAAAAATTTAGAAATTGCAGGCATGGAAGCTAAGAATTTAGCAAAAATGTCCGAATGTGCCGGGGCTGTAGACGTTGCAAATTATTTACAGGAACTTGTAGGGGATATGTTTAAAGCTGCCTGGTTTGTTAAGGCAACTTTACGCGGCTAAACCTTAATCCAAGCGCCTCGCGCAGACACAAATAAACCACTTGGCTGCGCACCTGAGGGAATTACGTTATAAACCATCGTACCTGAGGCACCTACAGCAGGTAATCCACTAGAGACTATGGTAACCACGGGCAGGCCAAGAGCTGTGACTACTCCAGACGCTAAAATTGCACCAGAAGCTAACAGTGCAGTTTGACTTGTTACAGAACCCGAAGCTAAGATTGCACCAGACGCTAACAGTGCAGTTTGACTTGTTACAGAACCCGAAGCTAAGATTGCACCAGACGCTAAAATAGCCGTATCGGCTGTGTTAGCCGTGGTTGCAGTTGTTGCAGAAGTTGCAGTATCTGCAAAACCAGCACCAACTTTTTGCCAAGTGGAACCAGTCCACACTTGTAAATAGTATGGGCTTGAGGAAGTAGTCCAAGTTTCTCCGATTGAATTCCCAGGTAAGCCAAACGGAGTAGAGTTGGGAGCTGTGCTTCCATAAAAATTCGAACCTACTTTACGAATATCTCCGGCGCTATCCTCAAAGTACAAGCCGGGATCGGCGCCACCAAAGGAAAGAGCCATCTCTCCTGCTTGAATAGTGACGCCACTTGGCCTATCGGAAGCGTTTCCTGTCCTTTTTAAAAGAAGAATAAAAGGAGTGCTTGTCATTTAATAAGTACCACCGTTGATTGTGCCACTTGGAATAAAAGTGGGAGATACGATACCGGAAGCATAGAGACCTCCAATAATAATATTAACTGGTTGGGTGACTAAAACGCCACTGCTATAAGTGCCTCCGTCTATAGTAACGCGCTGATAAGCGTCTGGATCAAAAGGATTAAATTCAGGAACAGTAAACATTTCAAAGTTATTGACACTTAAAGGTCCCCCTGTTCCTGAACCGCCCGCATTCATAATTTTGACCATGAGATTTTGCATATCCGCATACATCATGTGTACGGGCATATTATCTTTTGCTGGTGACTGTCGTTGCCACCAACTAAGATTTCGTTCGCGGTTTAAAAAGTCCGTCTCTTTCTTTAAATTTCTGTCAAACATTTCTCGATAATGTTCATTTAACGGTTCGTCCGTTGGTTGTACAAGCCACGGTTTAGTAAAATCCCCTTGATTGTACTTAAGTTGCATATCCCACATAGCCGCATAAATATGTTTGCACCACTTGGGCTGATGGTAGTACAAATTGGGATCTGAAAAAGAAGCTTCTGAAGAAGAAGGTATGTCATAAATTTGATTTAAATAGATAACACCAAAATCTCGAACAGCTCCGGGATTGTCTTTAGACCCTAAATTGGTAGGACTATTACTACCGTTGTAATAAACTCCTGGAGTAACATTCAATGCTTGAGTTACGGGGTACTGACCTTTTTGTGTGCGTTTGTATAAGTTAAAACCTTCCCTTGCTAAGAAATCAGGGCACGTACAGCCATAACGCATCTCTGTTTGCAAGTACTCTCCCACTAAAGGAGGTCCTGAAGCAGGAATTGTTAATGTAGTCGCATCAACAACACTCCAACTATTTTCTGCAGAAGTAGAAAGAAAAAGAGTGTCAAAAATAGGGGCAAAAGTGGGAGTAAGAGGAACGTTATTAAAACCAACTGCGACAACTGTATAGTTATTAAAGCCGTACGTTTTTTGTGTACCGTTCGCATTATAAATATTAGAAACAACCTCTCCTGTAAAAAAAGAAATAGGTGCTCCAAATCTTGAATTTAATTTAACCGCAAGTGTTGTCGCATCATATTGAGTAACAGCAGAAATCGCATACCCAAAATCAAGAAAGTTAAAACTACCGCGTGGACGTATACCCACCATGTACATACGCATATCCGTTTGTGAAGACGGATACATAAAAGCTATTCCCGGTACAAAAATGCCATTATTTATTCTATTAATAAAATATTTAAAAGAGTAAGCCAGACCTTCGTAAGCCTGATTGGCGTACATAGATAATTCATATCCACGTCGCCAACGAGTCCAGAGAGAAGCGTAGTTGTACTCGGCTTCAGGTGAGTAATTCTTAGTATTTAAAGTCGGACGAAAGCGACGTTCAAAAGGTAGTGGGCGTAAGAGTTGTTGAGAATTATCCGCACCCGTAACATTCTTAAAAGTTTTAAAATCGTCTAATTTCTTTAAATTACGAAACCCGAAATCATCGGAGCCCTTGTGTCGGGCCATGGCTCAATAGAATCCGCCTTGCGCGAATAGAGAAAGACCTGATGGACTTAAACCACCCGATACCGCTGTTCTTCCTGCTCCAATGTACCCAGCACAGAGAATGTAACCTTTTTCTAAGTAAAGTCCTTCTCCTTTACCAATCTCAATTGGTCGGGTTAAACCAGTAGCATCTCCTACTGCAGGAACAGGAGCATTAACTGCGGGCAGTTCAAAGTGCTGAATTAAACCAGCAGTACCACTTTCTAAAACAAATTCTGCGCGGGTAATTACCAATGGAGCTGAGGTGGCAGGCGCAGATTGGTTGGGGGCGTAAATATAGAGACCGAGTTCAGCGGTCCTTCGACCAGCATTAGTAGGATAAAATTCATTACTTACTAAAAAAATATCTTCAACAAAAGCCCCATCCTCACTTGGTAAATCTCCGACTCGTACAAGTTGCACTAAATCAGAAAAATTAGGATTGGAGGGGTCGACTGTTGTAGTGGCGCTATTAATCCTACCACCACGCAAAAACGGGCGGTCAATCAGACAGGGTTGTTTGTTGGTACTGGTGCTGCTCATAAAAACTCCTTTGGTTAACCTAGTTTAGTTCTAGCAGAAGGTTTGAAGGCCTCCAAGCCAGTCATAGATCCGTAAGCAATATTCGATCCAAGATTTTTACTAAGTCCGCCAAATAACATTCCCATTAAATCTGCGGTCTTGTCTGCTGGGTTGCTTTCACGATAACGTCCCATTTCTTCCCCTGCCATTCGTTCTCTTTTAGAAGCCAGTCCGCGTTTTTCAAGTTCTCTTTGAAGCTGCCCGGTGGCTCCTTCAAACAATCCCCTTAAAAGTGCGTCCCCTATACCTTCAGTTTTTCCTCCAGTAGCGGCTTGAGTAAATTTGGTAGGACCTGCTATAGAAGGATCTACACCAAATTGAGGATTCTTACCAAAGACTTCAGCGTCCTTGATAACCTCTTGATATTCTGGATAATTTTCTATTGTAAAATCTTTAAACTCTCTTACAGGGAATTCTGCGCGATACATATCTCCACTAATGCCGCCCTGAAAATAAGGATTAAACTTAAAACTATCCATTAGTTCACCTCGAAGAATAACCGGTTGGTTCTAGTGTAGCGCTGACATTCCTGTTAAGGAAAGCTCTAGCTAAATCTCGACTTCGTGCGCCTGCCTCTTTCTCGTAATTATTTTGATTAATCAGGGTAGGTTGTACAAGGGGATTGTAGACATCCCTTAAATCAAAGTTACCTTCTTCTGGATTAAAAGCAGCCTCAGCGGCAGCTCGTGGTTGTATGTTCATGTTTTCTTGTAAATTTGAGCCCGCTGCAGTATTAACCATCTCACCCATAACATTTTCTGGGCTTTGCTGAGAAGCTCCCACGGGCTGAATTTCCTGCGGAGCCGGGAAAGAAGAACGAGCATTTAAATTAGTACGGGCTGCTTGTTCCTGTTGTTTAACAACTTCTCTAAACGCTAATCCTTGATTAGCTCGTGCCCACTGCTCTAAGTTAGTGCCACGAACACCAAGTTGATCAATGACTCCCTCAATATTTGCTTTTCCTACTTGTTGCTGTTTCCCGTAGAAATCAGACAACTTCATTGAGCCGGGAGCGGCATATTGTTGGATCTGTTCAGTCAATGCTGATCGACCTCCGTCCCCAGGCGTAACAATACGAGTCTGAGAAACAGGATCAGTGTATCGAGATACAGCTGCCGCAAAAAAAGCTGGATTGGTAAAAGCTGTTGCGACTGCAGGGTCTATTACACCAGGATCACTTACGGTATTTTCTACGGAAGGAGTTTCAGTTCCTCCTTGTTCTCCCGCACCTGGCATTGCTATTGCTGATGTATTCTTCCCAGGCTCATTAAATGCACGAGTTATTAGTCCTCCGCCAAGACCACCAAGACCCGCAGCAAGTAAAGCTTTTAAATTTACACCGCCACCAGCAGGCATAGCCTCTAAAGTACGCCCTACAGCGTTCGCCATTTCCTGCGGCAATACCTTTACATCCACGGATTGAACGTCATCTGCCATACCGGGTCGACGCATAACATCCCCTCCTCTAGGAGGCATCTCTAAATCAATCCGAGGAGAACCTTCGGGAGTGTAATAACGTCTACCTGCTTCTCCTACTTGTTCATAAGCGTTTACAGGACGACCAAGAGGTCCTCCTCGAAGAGCAGGTTCGGGCCTTGGATCTAAAATACCTGGTCGCCCTATAATTTGCGGTTCTTGCGAACGTCTTAAGAAAGCGGGAGATACTGCAGTACCGGGAACCTGAGGCGCACCCAAATCTGGCGCACCCATTCCAGGAGAAGTGACTGTTCCACGGTAACCTTCTAAAGGTTCCCCGGCCCGCATACGCTCATAAAAGTTTGGAGCTACTCCTTGTACTTGAGGGCGTCCAGTTAAGGGAAGAGCTCCTCCTGTTTCGCGAAATTGGGGTACTAAAGCACCCCCCATTCTAGGAATTTCTAGTTGTCCGGGAGAAGCACCTACATTTGGTGAACGAAGAATATCTACAGCGCGAGGATCAAACATAGCCCGATTTTCAGGCAATGCTTGAACTTTTGGAGACACAGTAGGTGATACAAGTCGACCCCGGTCACCACGGAAAGTTAAAGGTACTTTTAATTGACTTCCTAGCCTATCTGCAAAAGGTTCGGCTCTACGGACAGCTCTGGCAGCGGGTTTAACCCCCGCCATATCCATAATGCCCATTAGAACTGTACCTAAATTCTCTGCTGCCTTTGTATACCGATCTGGCATGTTCCTAGCCCTTAAAAACTTGCTTTATCATCTTAACTATAACGCTTACCGCCATTTTGTGTAAAAGTAGATTCTATCTGCTCTAGCCGTGTCAGGAGGACCTGGAATTGCTTGTATAAACTCACCTCCACTACGCTCATATCTGTATCTTGCTGTTACAGGATCTTTATAGTTGGGAACGTAAAGCATGTGAGCTAAACGATCGCATTCGAACATGTAGTTTTCTCGCCAGACACGAGTAACTTCTCTTTTATCTTGTACGTTAATAGACCTGCTAACATCACCAAGAATTGTCTCTTGCCTGTTTGTAGCTCGTCCCGTTGCCAACTCCGTTAAACGTTCAGCTTCTTCACATCTCTCAACTTGTTGAACAATTTTATCAAAATAAAACTCACTTGGAATACTATTACAAGCTTCTAGTAATCTAGCGTAGTCTCCTGCAGGTACAGTAGCAATATTGTATCCTAAGTGATACGATACTCTACTAAAGTTAAAATCATCTAATTTATACCCAAAAACCTGAGCAGGATTTCGACTAAATTGATTTATTGCAGCATAAATTATTTCTCGTTTAGTCGCATCTGTTGTTGTCGCATTAAAGACAACACCTTGTTGACTTAAATATGACTGGATCTGTTCTAGTTCTTGTTGGGTAAGTTGAGCCACAGAATTAGATAACTACGTCACCCTATTCTAGGTCATTCGACGTAACAAACCCCATCTTCCAAAACTGTATCCCAATCCACTCGTGAAATTGATTTTAATTGCTCAAGTTTTGTAAATCGCTCTCCAGGCAGCGACTGTTGCAGCTCTTTAATCTCAATTGCCGTTTTCATTCCCACGCCTTTAAGAATTTGAGTCAGTCGTTGAGGCGTGGCACTGTTGATGTTGACTCGAAGCTCCGTGGGGACCTCAGGTTTTACAATCTGGCGTCCTCCTCGACGTTTTAGTGCGGGTTTTTCACTTATTTCTGAAATTGTACCTTCTCCTGCTTCCCTTATCTGCCCTTTATGAGCGAAAAACACTTTACCGGTAGTGTTAGAGCGCACCATGTAGTACTCTCCCTCGTCGTGGAGACTTAAAATCTCGACATCTACGCCGCTGGGTAAATAAACCGCTTTACTTGCTGTGGAAACAGTCATTATGCTGCCTTAAGACCTCCCTATTTTATAGCAAATTACTAGAATGAGAGGAGCATTTCTTAAAAAATGGATTTTCTTCAAGCGTTGCGTAACGTAGGAGCAAGCATACCTCGTCCTGTCCAAAAAGTAGTAAAAGCGGTTCCTTTCTTAGGCGATGTAATAAATGTAGGTGGAGCTTTTTTAGATCCTAAAGAAAAGTTAGAGAAAAACGCTCTTGATGCACTGCTTGTAGGGGGCGGAGGAGCTTTAACTTCTGCTGCTACTGCAGGTATTGATGCTGTACCCGCCATAGCAAACCTTGTTGTTAGTAATCTACCTAGAAAAAACTACCCCACAGATATTAGAAAAGCCTTAAACGATGCAGAGTATGCGTTACATCACGCGGACGTTGCAAACTGGTTACAGTCAGGGGCGGATCAGCTCTATTACAAAAAAACATTTGGGGTGAGCCCTGATGCTCGCGAAAAAAACCTAGCGGCTTATTTAAATCCAGCAAGACTCAGGGATGCTCAAAAGACACAGCAAGTAGCACAACCAGCGCCCACGGAAACCAACACGGGCAGCGACGCTCCAAAACAACCTAATACAGGGACTGTTGGAGGAAACTATACTACTAATGAATCAGCACCCTTAAAGGGAGACACTAGCCAAAAACTACCAGGGTCCTATCCCCAAATAAGGTTTGCAGTAACACCAGATAATGTCGATCAAATAACGGAAGTAACAGAACTTCTTCGAGTTATAAAAAGTATGGAAGCCTTTAACAAGAACTACGCGGCTCCTGCTTTAAATTAAAAAGCCTCCCCCGAAGGAGAGGCTAAGTCCACCACAGACCCGCTTGATTCTATCAGGCAGGAACAGTGCTGGTGTAAATGCTGGATTCCACAACACCAGCAGGCTGGAGAACGACGTCATCCCGTTGAGGAGCTTCATCGGCCACCATCCAACACACTTCACAGATACCAAGAGCTTTGTTCTTACCGCTTAAACGGTTAGAACCAGCACGAGGATCGTAAATACCTGAACCTTGAGCCAAACCAGAAGCAACATTGCCTCCAAGGTTGACTACAGTGGACAGTTTGTATGTGGTATCAGAACCTACCCTTGCAAGAAGGTTAGAATTCCATGCATTGTTGGTGTTAAACGTGCCGTTAGTAATACGGCTGCTGCTACCAGCCAGGGTTACAAAGAACCCGGAGGGACCAGGGGTTGTGCTAACACCAACACCTAGAGCAGGTCCAAGACCCAAAGTAGGAGTAGCGCTTCCACCAGCCACGCCGCTGCTCACTAGGTCACCGCCGTCAACACGGAGGGCCAAACGATAGATATATGCGCCAGAAGGCACAATAATACCGTCAGTGATGTCAGCACGAATGTCCTTGTGATAATCCGGTGAAGGAATAATAACGTTGGCATTCAAGAAAGGCTGGTTAGTGCCGTTTTGACCTGACCCATAAGGGTTGGTGTAGTACTCCAACTGATTGGTAGTACCACCAGCCTGATAAGAGAGGTCTACATAACCGATAGCCTGTTGCGCAACCCAACCAGGCTTGAACACAACTCCAACAGGACCACCAACAGGTTGGTTAGTAAGAGTAGTGCTTGTCTCGTTAGCGTTGTTGTAAACAACAGACGTGGGCTTATGCCAGTAACGAAGAACGTTAGTGTAGTTTCCAGGATAGATTTTGGAAACTTGAATCTGAAGGGGATTAATTGCCATGATTTATTCCTCCTTAAACGTTAAAGGAATAAGCAATAGTGGCGAAGTCAGCGTTCAGAAGTTCAAAACCTGCGTACAGGCTCCAAATCATCATGATAAAACGGCTGAAATCGTCATTATTGTTTAACAACACCTGAGCGTTGTTACCGCCAATACCCACGCCTACGGATTGAGGTCCGAAGAACATACCGATAGCCGAATCATAGGTGGTAGAAGTACCAGCGATGGTGGCTGAAGCGGATTGTGTAGGCATGTTCGTGGACTCGAAGAAGCGGACTCCTTCAAACACGAAACCAGTAGGCATGATGGGTTCGCCAGCCACAAAAGTAGCTTGGCCAAAACCTTGGCCCATGTAGATAGCAGCATTAGGCTGCATAGCTGACATGAGTGGGTTGATCTGACCGTTACCGGGGTAGCGAGCCACCTCACGGAAGTCAGAGTTCTGACGCAAGTGCATCAGGAAAGTAGGATCGCAAACGCAGCGATAGAAACCATCCTGATAAGTAGGAACGTTACGCTTACGTAGGCTCTTAACCACACGAAGCAAATCGTCCTTAACGTCAAACTTAGCTTGCTCAGCATTGGTGTAGGTAAGGCCACCAACAGTAAGATTACCGGGGTAGTAATAACCGCCCTGGGTATCAGAAGACTGGCCTTTGGACACAGCTTTCAGGAGTTCATTGATGAACACCCGATCACGCCAACGACGATAGTCGTCGAGAAGTGTCAAAGAACCAATGGATTGGTGGAAACCGGTGAGATTACCTGTATCCAGCAGCAAACGCTGGGCAGTAATCAGAGTTTCGCGAGCAATCTTGAAAGTGCTGGCTTGAGTCGGATCGCTAGGGTCCGCAGGGCCGGTGTACTCCTTGAGAGTAACCAACACTTTGTCCTTCACAATGTTACGACTTGAAGCCGTACCGATTGTCTGCTCAGCGGTGCGCTCCCTTGACTCCTTAGAGCCGGGATTGCCCCAGAATCTGTAACGATCAAGCTGCACAGTCTGGCCTGGTTGCTTACTGAAGTCATGAACGACTACAGGTTCAGCAGCCATCTCTACAACATAGGCCGGGTGGGGCCTGTAGAGTTCAGCGCCGAGCAGCTTGGGAAAATCATTATCGACAAACATTGTCGATGATCTCCAAAAGCAACTACATTATTAGTTTAACCCTATAAAGTTAGAATAAGCACAAACAAGTCGCATTCATAGCGTTAAACATTTTTTTGATTACTCGAATTTACCGTCGGTGAATAATGACGAATAAGGCCACGCACTCCTTCAGGTGCAAAACCATAGATAGACGCATAGTTAGACACATAAGTACTTGCATGACCTCGATAGATATAACGAGTCACTGTACTCATGTTTCCAGCAGGAGACGTGGCTCTAATGGATTCCGTAAATGTTTGGCAGTACACAGGAGGGTTATAAACCCAGTCTGCTCTTGTCGAAGTCCCAGAGCCAATAGATGTGCTGAATGGGTTAGTTAAAATCCCTCCTTCAGATCTACCGTGGGTTACACCTCCACCGGTTAATCCCAACGCTGGTGAACTGTCGCCAGGAGTGTTATAAGGATCGTAACCTTGATTAGAAGGAGCAAAACCTCCAAAATACGTGTATTTACCTGTAGTTCTTAAACCAGGTTGAGGGAAAGCCGCTGTAGAAACTTTTGCATTTGCGATTGTAACAACGGAGAGTCCTCTATATCCGTCATAACTACTAAGTAAACCACTGGGGGCAAAATCTACGTTTTGGTAATCCGTCCAAAACCCCTCCATAGCTGGAGGCACAGTTCTCCAAGCATCAGTTAGGTAAATACCTGAATTAGGAGGACCAGCAGTAACAAAACCAAAGTCTCCTCCTGTATTATTAACTCCATAAAAAGCTACTGTGTTACCTAGTGGATCTACATAGCCACTTGAAACAACTAAATATTTTTCTACAAGGTTTAAATCGTCGGATGTGTGACTAGGCCCAGATTGCAGTCGATGAGGACCTCTGTCGTGTTTATAGTTGGAAAGAGGAGTGTAAACCACGAGGGGCAGTCAACTACTCTAAGTCTACTCCGCAGTTTCAGTACTTTTAGCTTCTTGAATTTTAGTATTTAAGTGAACCAAATCTAACGAAACCCTGACCATATCGTCAGCATAAGAAGCCCGAAGCTTTTCAAGACTATCTTCGAGTGTTGCAATCTGATTGTGAAGCTCTTGTATAGCTTCGTTGTCCAAGTTCGTCTGTTTTAGACGTGAACTGATGTTTCCCATGATTACTTACCTTTTTTAGCTAGTTGTTTTTGAGCTTTTTCCTTGGCAGATACTCTCTCTGGAAGATTCCCCTTGGTTTTACTTTCGTACTCTTTAACTGTACTCTTCGGAATCTCCCCACGCTCGGCCATTGCGTAAAATTTACGTCTTTGAGCTTCGCTAGTAAAAGGCATCGTGGAAAATTAGCGTGGGCTACTAGATACTAAAAACCCCCCGTCTCCAGGGGGTCTTTTTGTAAACCTTAGATCAGGCTGCGTCTAAGAACAGGAGCTTCTGACGGAAAGCATCAGGGCTCATTTGGCTCAAATAACGCCAAGCTTGGTCAGGATTGCGATCCATAGCGGTCTTAAATCCTTCCCACTGCCCTTCAACGTTGTTACGAGGAGCTGAACTAGCGTTAGCAGGAACAGCAGGCATGTCGTAGCTAGGGCGATAAGCGCGGGAATCACCATACTCAGGCTCATCCACGGGATACACTTCGGTGAAGAAGCGATTTGTGTAATCAGCCAGTTGATCAGGATCAGTAAGAATATGCTCCATAGCGGCACCACGAACAGAAACCTGTTCTAAGCGCTCGTTTTGAGCAATCAGAGCATCTTCAAGAGTAACTGAGTACTGATTGAGAATGCCAGGAGCTTCAATACCGAAGTGATTAACTACTTGAGCGGTTACGTCGCTTAGTTCCACCTCTGGGGAGCTGACCGTAGAAGTCGGAGAGGAAGTTTGGGTCGTAAATCCGTTGTTGTAGGAGGTCGGCGCTGCCTGGGGTGCCTGATAAGCCCAGGGTTGGGCCTGTAAAGGCTGACTGTACTGTTGAGTATCCTGTGCCGTTTGGTACTGCGGATACTGTGGTGCCTGGCTGGGGGACGGAGACATCCGTGATACCACCCGCTCCAGGCTGCCCATCGCGGCTTCCCAAGGGTTGCTCGGGGAGGACGCTGACGGAAACTGGTTGTACTGGTTGCTGGTAGAAGGGGCCGTACCCTGTGTTGCCGGCGACTGCTGTTGGTGCGTAGGCGCCGAATACCCCTGGGGGGTACTGGTTTGGGCTACCCATTGGGGGTAGGCCGTAGAGCCCTGGTCCGCTGTTGGCGCCGCCGAAGGGGCCGCTACCGCCGGGGAGACCGGGCTCGGGATCGAAGCTTGGATCTGCTGGCTCATAGCTGCCCGAGTAGGTTAGTTCTTGTGCGAGGTGGTCAAACGTCCTGTACAACAGGGGCGTTAGATTCAAACGAGGATCAGCACCCAAAGGCTGATTAGGCGCAAGTGGATGTGGCGTTTGCAACATCTGTGATAATAATACTAAAAATTGTTGAAACGCGCTTTGAGTTTGTTGAATCATTCTGAAAGGAAATCCTTTCAACATTTCTGAACGCTCAGAATCCGTCTTATCGGGGAACAAATATTTCAACGCTTCGACGCTATCCACGCCGAGTTCTTGTAAGTTTCGTACAACAATTGACTTCTGATTTAAGTCGTACGCTGTGTCTTCATAGACATCACCTTGGAAACGATAGGTAACTTCTCGATCCCCATCCGCAGGCAGGCCGTAAACTCCAGGCGGAACAGTGTTGGTTTCTAAAGCCGTCTTAATCGCAATCTCAACTTTTAATTTAAATTTCTTAACATCTACATCATATTTCTCAATCGATTCAGGCGTGGGCTTCTCCGGTATTTTTGGAGTTTTCATTCCTGTAACAGCTACAAAGCTCTCACGGAAAATCTGCTCTTGATGATAAATAATCATTTCAAGCAACTTACAGAATCCGTAAGTTAAGAAACTTTTATTTTTACGAAGAGCCGTGGCTTGCGCTCGACCCATCAATCCTTTAATTTCTGTCGCGGTAGCGCCAGCAGAAACAGAAATTTCATCCACGCCGCCAAGAGCTGTTCTAATTTCCTCGCGTAAAAGCAACGCATACCTATTCATGTCCCCATTAACAGGGTCGGGGGTCATGTACCCCATACGATCTGAGGGCTCTACGTTTGCAATAATTCGAGGAACTCGCAAACCTCCCATCAAAGAGCTGCCGCCAAAAGGTTCGCTAACTCGGGTAGAGGGAGTATCCCTACCAGCAAAACCACTCTGACTACTAATAGTGGGACGGAACGTACGTTCAGCGTCGGAAGCTTCGATAAGGTCGCTACGTGGACGAGAGCTAATTAAGGTTGGGTTACCAAAGAATTCAATATTTTTTGCAATATTCTGAATAAGAGAATCGTGTAAAACGATTTGTTCCGAGAAGGGACCGAACTCTCCTTCTCCTTCTGTACCACTAGAGTTCGGTTTGTTTAAAACTTCGACAGCAGGAATAAACCCAAGCGTATTTTCTCTACTATTACTTGGCGTTAAAAGACCGGCTGGGTCTAGATCAAAGCTAAGCTCAGTATCCGTTTCTACTTCAGAAATTAGTTTGTCAGTAATGGATATGCGGACATACCTTTTATTTAATCCGGGTACATCTCCGGGCAGCCCTAAAGTAGAATTCCTTACTTTATAACTATAAATAATTATAACTTCTTGAATACTTCCATTTACGTCGTGATAAACGCGATATTGATGTTTGTCAAAAAAGTAAATTTGATACTTTAACTTAGGATCGGGTCGAAAATAAAATAAGCCGCAACCGTCTATTAAAAAATTCCGAATAATCGACGGAAAGCGAATGTCTAATCTATTTAGAGCTATTAGATCTTGTAGAAATTTGCCTCGACTGTTGTACGTGTCTTGTTCGCAATAAAAAAACAATCCTTTTTTTATCATCAACAGCACCATCTGCTGTAGATGACCGAGCACGACCAAAGTAGCCGACTGCTTCGATTGATCCTGGCTTCGGGCAGCCTCTAGGATTTCACTATATCTGCTTCTAATGCTGATTGGATCGGCCATTGTTTCTCAAAGACGGGAGGCAAACGACACACAGCGAACTATGTGCCGTTATATACGAGGTTAATTAAAGCATCAAGCGCCAGTTTTTTTCTGCTTTGCCTTTTTAGCTTTAGCTAAAGCGGCTTGACGAGCTTGTTTTTTTTCTTCGGCAGTCATTTCCTTAGGGTCTTTTTTATCTTTTTTCTGGAAGCGAGCTAAGAGCTCAGGAGGCATTTTGTCAGCCATGGGAAGGAAGCAAGAAACTGCGTACTCTTTCTAGTTTAAAGAGTTCTTGAGGCAACAGCTCATGTGGATAGGAAATAAGTATATGATCTTTGCGGCCCAAAGGGTCGACCCCGCCAGGTTCTGGCTTATACGTGTCTAAATAATCCAGCATTTCTTGACTATAAGCGGGAGCGTGAGCATTAGGTATGTCATCATAACAATGTGAAAAAGAGGTAAGTTTTTTCTTTAACCTCTCGGCATCCCCCATCCAAGAAAAGTGCCAACCGCAATCGCAGTCGCCTACTACTAGACCGTTGTCTTTGTTCCGTATACGAGAAAGCGTATCTTCAAGGTGGTTAAATAAAACCACGGTGCCGCAAGTCCAGTTTGTAGGAGGTTTACTTGTGTCTTGTTCGGGATCAACTACACGGAGATCTGCTCTTCCGTAAAGCATGGGCATTGACAATCGAACACAACGGTCTGGGTTTTCGTTGGCAATAGCAACAGCTTCTAGTAATCGAGAAGGTTTGGGTATTTCGTCAATATCACTAAAGAAAAATACCGAATCCGGTGGGGTCATACGCATACCCACTGCTAAAGCGTCTCTTTGAGCGTACTCTCGTATCCAAGGATTGGGGTAAACCTCCGCATCTGGAAGTTCTACATGTAAAACTTGAATTTTTTCTTCAGGTAAACCAAGTTCTCGAATATTTTCCAGACATGTAAAAGGTTTAGGATCCCCTTTAAAAGTTAAATTTCCTTCTGTAATAATAAAACCATCAACGACATCCTTGAGCATCTCCACACGGAGCTCAAGCAATTCCTTCTCGTTGAAATAAGTAAAGCAGTCAAACAGCATGAGAGGGTCTGAGACTGCCATCATAGTAGCAGTTAATAATCGACTGGCTGCCCCCCTGAAGATCTAAATTGAACTTTCATATCTTCAGTTTCTTGCCGGCGCTTTTCCCTAGCGCGATTTAAGATCTCTTGTTTCTGCTCCTCTAAGAGTTCTTTTTGAAGCTGGTCGCGGAGGTCCATGGTTACGTGGAAAACTTACGTTTAATATACTCAGAAGCTTTACGCCTTGCTTCTTTAGCTCGCTCTGTATTCGGGACTTGAGTATTTACAGGGCGGTCTCCTGCCGTGGCCTGTTTTTTCTTCTCGTCCGTAGCTCGACGTTCTTCTGGGCTTAGAGCTGCCCACGCAGAACGAGGGAGATACCGCTCAGTTCTTCCTTTTTCTCGTGCTAAATCCGTCATTTTTTGCTTTTTTCGTATTCTTCTTTAGTCTGCCAGTCCTCTTTACCCCAGCGAGTTAACCGATTTGAAGAAGATTTTGAACCTTCGTAACGCCCGCCCGATTCTTTGTAGTACTTTGTAGCTAACTGCATAGCTCTGGCGCTATGCCCTCCGAGTTTTTTACGAGCTTTTGCTTTCGCAGCAGCCCATTTGGCGGGATCCTTTTTTTTAGCAATTTCAGCCATTAGAACAAAACGATAACGTTTGGTACGTTGCTAATCCCGCTTATAGATGTAACTGAAATTGGCAGCAGAGTGCTGTCAGAAAAACCACTAAACGTTACAGGTGTTCCCTGCCCATCCGACATTATAACGACCAACCTAGTTCCGGTAGTACCTCCGGTATTTACATAAACACCGCGAGAAGTCGTAAAATTAGCGTGTTGTCCTGCATTAAGAGTCAGCCCACTTGTGTAAGGCAAACTTGCAGACTGTCCGTAGATAGAGCCGTAAGCGCGAACGTCCATTAATCTTCAAGCGTTTCTATAAGTTTAGCCAGATAAACCGAAGCTTTCTTCAAATCTTCCACGCCGTTTTTTTCCTCCCATCTCCACAAATACTTAAAAACACAGTTTTCTAAATAACCCTGAAACTTCACTAACCCTGTGGAAGCTAGCTGCGCATCAAAGCACTCCATGCCCTGTCTCTTATAATACGTAGGAGACGTGTTATCCATTAGCGGGATTAAACCAGTAGATAGTAGCACCTAACGACGTTACATATTTTTTTAATAAGTAGGCTTGTTTTCTTGGTAATACTTCACATTTATGCCTCCCATCAAGAAAGTAACAAATCGATACAAAAGTGGCTCCGCCTTCTCTTGAAATCACGGGAGCGACAGCATTTTATCACAGGTTATCAAAGGTATTTTTCTTTGCACAAACTCAAAAGAATATTTGTTGTCATCGTGACATAATAGAGCACAACCATGCGGAGTGTACTCCCCGCCCTGTTTATGCACAGGAACACATCTACGATGCTCGTAACCGACAGGGACATTCTCAAAACAAAGTCCCATAGAACTACGATCTGCTATAGGCCAATTTTGTTTTAAGACTTTAAGATAACTTTTTTCAGGATCATAACTATCTGATTTAATATATGCCCTACCCTCAATTTCGTCTAAAATCATTGCTCCATAATAGGGGTTTGGAAACTGAACAAAAAAGTCAATTTCAAAATCCATAACCAATAGCGTGGGCACCTTAAAGCCTATGGAACTCCACACGTTAGGTGTTTCTTTAGTTAACGAATGAACTTTATGATTGTCAAAAGGAATCTTCTGTCCCAAGTAATTTTCATATCGAACAAAACCAGGTTCAAAGCCACGTTGGGCTAACACCGGTTTCCATTTAATAAAATAGTTAAAGTTTTCTAAAGTTAGTAACATGTCATTTTCTTGATAAATATAGTAATCCGCTTTGTGATTTAATATGGCCAGGGCAAGGTCTAACTTGTGCGCCCAGGTAAGATACCAATTCTCGTACGCAGGCTCAGCTACTTTTACAGTCACCTTTATCTTTTTAAATAATTCAAGAACTTTTTCTAAAGTCTCAACTTTATCCTGAGCATCATAATTAATGTATATATTTACAGACACCTCGTGAGGGTATTTTTCGTATTCAGCTAAAACATTAACCAACGGGTTTAGCCGCTCTAAAGGGTTATGGGCGGTGATCGCAACCCACAATTTTTTAGACATTTCAACAAAAGGTGAAAATTAGAATTCGACTGAAAACTGTCCTCGACGCTGTAAATACGTGATCAGCCACGTATACGCATCAAGGAGATCGTCGTGAGCCGTCGCTCCTACGTTAATGAGTTGTTCGAATAAAGCATCAAATTTACGATACTTATTAAAAATCACTTTTTTATTTTCAAGTAACCCTAAAGTACCACGGAACCTGGCAATTTTGTCCCCTCTAAATCCGTTAATTTCATGAATATGTATATTGCTCAATCCGCGTTCATTAAGCAACACCCTTCTAAGGTCGGCAGCCAAACTCGCTTGATACGCAACTGCTTCAACTACCAAGGTAATCGTAGAATATGTCGGAAAATACACTTCATTCTCCAAAGTTAAAATTCCCCATTCAAGTAACAAATCACAGAGCAAATCTATCTTCTCTAAGTTTCCAATTGAACGACATTGATGACTGTCGATAATGTAATATTTATCTTTTAGTCTTCCTCCTAAAACAAAAGCTGTGTAATCTGAAGTTTCATTACGACTAGCAGATAAGTCAATTCCAACGGCCAGACTATCGAACTCAGTTACAACTTCTCCTTTAACTAAAAGATCTGGCGAAACAACCAAGTCTGAAGTCATAACTGGTTGTTGTTGATACTGGTAAGCAAACGCCACGGGGTCTAACTCTTTCTGCTCTAATAAATAAGTAGCGGACCACTGCTCGGGCCAGTAACTTACAGGATTTCCTTTATCGTCATAGGTAACCGCTTCTTGGGTTACTTGTCGCCAACCTTTCTTAGGTACAAAAGTGGTTTTGTGAATATCTAAAGGATGGAATCTAGTTCCGAGACATATCGCTCGCCCTCCTTCAAAAATAATGGGAGCGATAACTGATGACCAGTTAGTCTGCATCTCCTCGCGGATTGTGGGGTTTTTAATGTCCGCACTACTTTTGATCGGGTCATCAATTATAACTAGGTGAGCTCTTTTAGAAGTAATAGAACCACGCAGTCCTGCTGCACGAAGTGTAAATTCTTCATCACCTAACCGAGGAATTCCGGCATACTCATAATCTATAGACCAACCAATATCCGATTGCATACCGGATTTCAAAAGGACTTTTGGAAAAATCCGTTTAAACTCCGCTGAGTCAATAATATTTTTTATAATCCTGCTTTTTGGAATAGCCGTGGCGATGTTGTACGAACAATAAATAATTTGAAATGGTCTCTTAGCTGTGGTGTGTGTTCCAATAATCCAAGCTGTAAACAAGTTCAACACAGTGCTTTTAGCTGATCCCCTGGGCGCCAAAATATCTGTATTAGCTCCTGCTATGTTTAATAGATACTTATTACTCTCACCCGTAATTAACTCACGATGCCACTCCAACATGTGTCTTGCTGGGGGTTTATCAAGTAACGTACAGAACACATGAAAATCCCCTGCCGCTTTTGCGTAAATAGAGTCTGCGGGAGAAATCGTTTGTTCTGCAGCACGTAGCGCTTTCAGTTGAGCGCCTCGTCGATATGCAAAAGTTTCTCGACTTGGCATTTCAATCTTCTCCGAATGCTGCTATGCTGACACTAACTAAATCCTAGTCGGGAAATGGCAAAAATTCTTTGGTACGGAGACGCTTGCTCTAATACCGGATTTGGACGAGTCACTCACAGTGTACTAGATCAATTAGTAAAAGACCATGAAGTTAGTGTAATAGGTATTAATTATAGCGGAGATCCGCACTCACATCCTTATAAAATATACCCCGCTGCAAACGTAAATTGTGGAGATCGTTTTGGTATCCCACGCATCCCCGAAATAATCGATAAGGAAAAACCCGATTTTTTCATCTGTCTGAACGACATTTGGGTGGTGAACAGTGTTTGGGAACGTTGTCAATTCTTAAAAGATTCTCATAAATTTAAATTTTTAAGTTATTTTCCAATCGACAGCGAAGATTATTTTCCCGAGATGTTTAGGCATCTCCCTCATTGGGATCTGGGGTTGACTTTTACTCTTCCGTGCGCTCGCCGTATTTCAAAGTATGTGCCAAACACAAGTCATCTAGGAGTTTTACCCCACGGAGTTGACACAGACAAATTTAAGCCAATGTCCAAGACAGAAGCCCGTAATCATCTAGGACTTCCCCAAGATAAATTTATAGTATTTAACGGTAATCGGAATCAGCCTAGAAAAAGAATTGATTTAACAATCAGCGCTTTTGCAGAATTTGCTAAAGATAAACCAGACACCATGTTGTACTTACACATGGGGGCCAAAGATTTGGGATGGGATGTTAAATCTTTGTTTAAGAGTGAGATGACAAAGCGTGGGTTAGACGACACAAAACGTTTAATCATGACTACGACTGAGATTAATTACACCGCCGCACCCGATGATTCTTTACTCAACATTATTTACAATGCGTGTGATGTTGGATTAAATACAGCTGATGGTGAGGGATGGGGTCTCGTCAGTTTCGAACACGGTAGTTGTCGAAAACCTCAAGTTGTACCGAATCACACAGCTTGTGCCGACATTTGGCGAGGCTCGGGTTTATTAGCAGACATTGCCACCTGGGTAATAGATAAAGATCTAGGTGTACAACGAGGTCTTGTAGACACTAATTCTGTAGCGAATCTACTAACGGATCTTTATGCAGATTCAGATCTTTACGAACAAGTAGCCGACGCTTGTTACGAAGTGACGCAACGCCCCGAATATCGTTGGGAATCTGTAGCCGCCGGATTCTCTCAAGCCATCAAAGAAATGAGCAACTGACATGAACCAAACAACACACCGTTTCAACCACGTCAACTCTGACGTTTTGTTTCCTCTCAAAGGTGTGCCCCAAAAAGGGGTGCCTTCTGTTTACAGACAAGCCGGCGCGCTGGGAGGTACTTTTACACGAATCCTTCATGGATTGCCCGAATACTCTGTGGCTAACTTTAGCCCTTCTATTATTCAGCATAAAAACAAAACGCTAATAGCTTGGCGTTCACAACCCGAACCTTTTGGGTTTCGTTACGATATGAAATATTTTTATTTAAACGGTAGTCCTACAGAAGTTTACATTGGAGAATTGGTAGACGATACAACAATTTTAGGTGCCAAAAAACTGCGGTCAAAAAAACATAGGCTTAGTTACGAAGATCCTCGTTTATTTAAAGGAAATAACGATGACTTGTACGTACAATTTGTAGGGTCAACTTACGCAAGTAAGTACGATTCAAATAAAGAAAATTTGTTTCACCAACCAAAAATAGTTGTTTGTTATGTAAACGACCAATTCGAAGCTGTTGGCGCAACTATACCTCCGATTGGTAAAAACAGAGAAAAGGATCAGTGTGAAAAAAACTGGTGTTTTTATTGTGAGGACGACGAACTTCGCTGTCTCTACTCAACGCGCCCATTAATAATCGAACGTGAGTGCGGTCCAAAAATTGAAATAGATAGCTCTGTATTAACAAAGACCACTGGAGATTTACCTACATTTAACTCAACTGCACCCTTAAAACTGGCAGATAAATATCTAGTGTTTTACCACTGGAAACACTTACAAAATGACGATAACGGATCTTCATACTTGTTGTATCATCTAAGCGCTTATTTGATGGATATAAAAACTTCTAAAATTACACACAGCATCCCACGGCCTATTTTTAGTGGCTCGTTGCACGACGATTTGATTCGATGGACAGACGCCGTAGGTAATGCTGTGTCTAAACAACCTGCTCTAATTCTTCCTTTTGGGTGCTACCTGGAAGGAGATGACCTTGTTATGTCTGCAGGAGTAAACGATGCTTTTATGGGTATCTTTAGATGTCCAATAAATAATATACTGGGCCTACTAGAACCTGTTTAAGTCCGTTCTTCGCGCTCCATAGTAGACCAGACCAATAGGGAAGAATCTTCTAGAAGCGCCAAAATTGTTGGCTGGTCCTCAAACGTATTCACAAGTTCTCGTAAGCAGCGATCCGCTCCGGCAAGTAGTAGTCCGCGTCGATCTAAGCCATCCGTAATTGTACGAACCGCTTGAATGTGAGATCTTAACTCTTTTTGTAATGACGCAATCTTGGTCGCTGCTGTCGCAGGATCTAACATAGACTGCGTAGTCATGTCCCGAACACTTTTAATATCGTTCCTCAGTTCATCAATCTCTATCAAAAGAATTTTTCTAAGGTCCTCTTTAGGGTATTTTTCTTG